CACCATACTTATCAGTTTCTGGCGTATTAAATTTACCTCTGTCACCTCCATTACAGAAAACAACTGTCTCTGCAATTTCTAAACATTTTGCAATTGCACCACATGCAGAACCTTTGTCATCATCTGGCACAGTAATTACTGCATCAACCATATCTAAGTGACGAATAATCTCTGCACGTTCAACCCAAGATTGAAAGTATTGACCTTTCTTTTTAGTCAACCATTCTTCTGTGTTAATACCAACGACAAGGTAATCAGAAAAATCTTTAGCTCTGGTAAAGTATGATATATGTCCACTATGGATTGGATCAAATCCACCAGTAACCAAACTCAATTTTTTAAAAAACATTATGCTACATAACCATACTTTTCACGAAGTATTTTTTTATAAGGTTTTCCATCTTCAACCAAACCTTTTACTAATCTTAACTTCCGACATAATTCTGTATCAACATCTGATACAGATTCAATAATGACATCAAGTTCATCTAAATCAATAGGTAAATCCATTAGGTAAAAAATAATTCAAGGTTTACAGTTTTTTCGACGTTCCAACCAATCGCATCAAGAATTGCTTTGAGTGGTTCAACAAAACTTTTCTCAAATTGTAGATCATAATCTATATACTTGTCAAGTCCAATTTCAGTTGGAAAGTCTTGAATAAAAGAAATAACATTCTCTTGTATGATGTTTGGTTTTTGTAGATAAAGAAATTTAACTTTTTCTCCATTACCAATAAGTGAATATTTATTATCCAACTTCTTCTGCTTTATATAATGATTGAATAATAACGCACCACGAATATGTATCGGTGTTCCCTTTGCATATATTGTAGATGATGCTTTATATTTTTGCACGTTTGATGCAGTGCGAGGAAATGCAATATCTTCTGGTGGAAGTGTCTTGAACTTCGCACGACAATCATCAATATAATCAATCACTTCTTCCTCAGTTCCATTCATCATTATCTTCAATCCATCCTTAATCATTGTGCGACAAGGTGCAGGAGTTGATGACTTCACTGCTTCAATACCCATCATCTTCAGTTTGGGTTCATCATATCTGACACCTTCACTATCCCACACGTTTAAAATGTATCTTTTCTTTGCTGTCCAGATACCACGATCTGCGATATTCTCTCGTTTCATGAACATCTTTTGATCATAAGCATTTACGTAGTTCGCCAACGTTTCATAAGAACTCGTAATATACTTTTCAAGTTCCATCTCACACACCTTGTTAAGGAACGAGCAAATGCTCGCACCATCCTTCTCTCTATCTTTGTATATGACCTCCACCAGAGGACCAAGGTTAAGGTAGATACTATCAGTATCACTAGCAATGACATAATCTTCACCCTCCGTTTTCAATATTTTGTTGAGATAATTGTTCATGCGATTTTCAATCCAACGAATTGAAACCTGTCCTGATAAGGTAATTGCTTCTGCGTTTGCTAATTTATAATAGCGGAAGTATTGATTACCAATCGCACCATAGGCAGAGTTAAGAGAAATCTTCTTTGCCATCTGGATATTGTTGCACCTTGCGATTTCTTTTTCAAGTTCTTTTGTTTTACTCTTTTCATACTTCTTCTTTGCAGTAATCATTCTTTTCTTAAAGATGACTCTTTCATTATACATCTTCTCCATCAGTTCTGGCAAGAAACCTCTTACGTCCTTTCGATACATTGCACCATTCGCACAAACAGCATTGTCTTGATACATCTCAAAGGTCAACTCTTCGTTAAGTATTTTATCAACTGTAACTGTGGGGTGTTTTGTCTCAAGTAAAGTTTCTGGTGAAATATTATACTGCATGATTAAATGTGGATATAGACTATTCAAGTCAAAAGAAACTACCCAATCATACTTGCCAGGTATTGGTTCTTTTACATATGCACCTGCATACTTATCAGACTTATCAGATCTTTCTTTTGGAGGTATAACAATATTTCTTCTCTTCAAATAATTGTAGATAATTGTATCCCACATACGTACCTGATAGAATACATCTTCATAGTTTACCTTTGCATCATATGCCATTGTCAATGCAAGTTCAATCAGTTTCATCTTATCTTCCATACGGTCAACAAGTTCAACGTCAATGATGTTATATTCGACAAATTTCTGCCAACCTTTTGTATAGAAATCTTTGAATGTATCAAACTCACTGTGATCTAATTTCTTTTGTCCAAGTTCAACACTTGCAATATAATCCAAACGATATGATTCTTGTGCTTTGTAAGTAAACTTCTTATAAAGATTGAGATAATCAAGTTGAGTTACACCGCCAATATCATATGCAATATTTCTACGACCTGCAATATAAATCTCATCTTCAGTCACAAGACCCCAAGGTGAAAGTCTTTTCATTAACTTCTCACCAAGAACTCTATCAAGTCTTCTGGATAGATATGGAATATCATACAGTTCAATATTCCAACCTGTAATAACTTCTGGTGTATTCTCTTCTATCATCCACCAGTTGATGAAGGCATTTAGAAGTTCATACTCTGAATTGAATGACTTGTAAATGACATTATCTTGTTTATTATTAAATTTACCCTGACCCCAAGTACGAATCTGTTTTGTATTGTAATCTTGTATGGATATAAGTAATATTTCTTCTGCAGCAGATTCTACATCAGGGAATCCATTCTCTGACTTGACCTCAATATCAAGAGTGGTTAATTTAATCTTGCTTATATCAAACTTAACTTCTGGTTCGGGATACATCTCAGAGATGTATTGATAGATATATCTGTCATTTCCGTAAACATCAAAATTCTGTACACCATCATATTTTTTAATAAATTCACGACAATCACGAACTGTGCCGGGTCTGATTGGTTCAACTGGTTCTCCAGTGAGAGTTTTATATTTTGTTTTTCTTTTTGAAGGGACGAAAAGAGTTGGTGAAAAAGACTCTCGTGTCATGAAGTGTTTGCCATTTTCATAACCACGAACTAAAAAATTGTTTCCAACTAATTGAACATTAGTATAGAATCTCATTAGGCAATCAACTCAAGGTACTCAGATAGTATAGCAGGAGTTGGGGTAACTATGGTAAGAATACTATCAGAATGTATCATCATTTCAGTTTGTGAAGTAAAATCCAACCAAGTTTCTAATTTATATTCAGCAGAAGATACAACCATCTTGAACGGTCTGACTAACTTACAATCAGGGCCACCAAGTTCTGTATCAACTTCCATGATCTGCGATATTATAATATCACCATTCTTAAGTAATAAGCATTTAATAATCTGATCCATTTATCTTCTCCTCATACATTTTTTTGATACTGGCAACTGGTTCAACTAAAGTTACTACTTGATTTACTGATACAGGTACATCATCCTCATCAGATATCAATATCCACTTTGCTAGAGTGACTTCAACTGATGATTTATCGTTACTTTCAGATAAAACTATTTGATTATTGAGTACAACCTTTTGAGGTTGATGAAACAAATATGCAATGGGTTTATCTTCAGATACAATCTCTTTCATTTCAGCGATGATTTGTTCACCAGATTGTAAAACAGCAACTTTAATCGACATAATAAATTATCTCCTCACCTAATTATATCATAAACAAAAGAATAGTCAAGCAAAAATATATGAGCTAATTGATGGAGTGCAAACTAGATAGATTCCAATGATTGCAAGAAAGGCAGCGTGATTCATGTGACTAAGTATATTTACTTATTATATATAAAAAAAAGGGATCCGTCAAGATCCCTAAGTTCCATCTCGAACTCAATATATTTAGAGATAGTTTTTACGAGCATGATGCTCTGGAACTACCTTACCCAACTTAACGGTAAGAAGTCCATCTTTGAATTGAACCTCTCTGACTTCAACATCGTCTGAAAAAGCCCAGGCTCTCTCGAAAGATCTTTGAGCCAATCCCTGATGGACATACTCGGATCCTGTCTCTTTAGTTTCTTTGGATCCTTCGACAATAAGTTTTCCATATTCAGTGTAAACCTTTAGTTCTTTTTTACTGAATCCTGCTAGAGCGATCTCAAGCACCGACTCAACATTATTTACATGAATAAGATTGTAGGGTGGATAATTTGTTGTGGTTTCATAAGAATTGAAAAAACGATCTAGGTAATCGTCCATACCGATTCCATTCTTAGAAATAATCTTCATTAACTCTGGAAGATTAGCAGTGTGATACTTTTGTAAGTTCATAGTTCTCCTTAAATAAGCGAGTGTAAAATGTGTCCCCGAAGGCGACATTACTATTTAAGCACAAAACATAAAAAAAGGCAGTGGTAATAACCACACACCTTCATAATTATTCAATTAGGAATAATAAAGTAACCATCTGCCCAACTCATAGAGTTGCATCTTAGGTTAAAGGAGGGAGGTTGGGTTCCTGTGTACCAACAAGTAACGGGCATTACTACAGAAGTAAATACGTTACAGCCTGAGACCCGATTGGTTGATCGGTTCTACCCTTGCGAGCAGCAGCACCACCTGTGTCTCATCACCTTAACCAGCGGTTGCCAGTAAGTTTATTCAGTCACTCCCATGTTGCGTCCAACATTAATAGTATAACAAATGAATTATAAGTTGTCAAGCTCGTTTTTTTCAACGAACTCACGGAGATTTATAATGGTATCATGCATCATTTTAAAGAGTTCGCCTGGATTTACCTGTTGTT